GGTATGCCAGACCCCCTAGCTCCTGCACCCGTACCTAGAACACCAGAAATGATAATATTCTCCATCAACGCAGAGATTGACAACCTTATGCAAGAATATAATATGAAGGTACGCAACAACGAGTTTGAGCGTGCTCAAGCTATAGCAGATGAAATTGACGGCCTCCAACAACAAATTATCAATCTACAAGAAAGTAAAGTACCTTCTATGGAGGGTCTCAATATGCGTTTTGGTGGTAGCGCAGCGGGAAAGTAGCAAGTCAAACTGTTAGTCCCCCAGATTCAATAGTAGAGCCTATCAGTCCTACAGAAATGCGTACTGCATTTGGCGGACCCTTGTATCAAATGCTCAATCCTAGCACCCAACAAATTGTAGACAACCTTGGCTTGCGAGGTCAGGGTATTGGCGGGTTAGCAGCTATGGTTTTTGGGCCTGGCAAAGCTAAAGCACCAGCTACTATTATAAAACGACTCGATAAACTAATTAAAAAATATAAACGTCAACAAAACAACTATGAAAGAGAGTTAGGTAACATACCATATGATGGGCCTGCGGCTGAGAGAGCAGCGCAAAAAGAGTTACAACGCTTGATGAAAACTAGAACTGAGTTAGAAATGGTCCTCGATAGAAATAGGGGTTTTGGTTTAGTTAAGTACACCAATGATGCACTATTCAGTCAGCCAAAAGTTCCGAGTAGAATGTTTATGACTGCTTCTGATAAAGGTGCAGATGCTTTTAAAAAATATGATGAAACTAAATTTACACCAAAAGGTAAAAAAGAATTTTTTGCTTCTTTTAAAAAAGAATCTGATTACTTAAAACCTACTTTTACAACAGCGAAAGGTGGTTTGCCTGGTACAAAAAAAATCATTAAAAAAGCAGTTACTTTTAGAGAAGCACCATATTTTATTTATTATCCAGATACTTATAAAAGCTACGCTGTAGGAGCTAAATTTAATAATGTAGAAGAAGCCATCAAATCTATTAATTCTAGTAAAGTTCATTTTGAAAAAGGGTTCACATTTCAAATTAGAAAAGGTAACCCTAATAAGTTAAAAGATACAGATTTAATATACAGCGATAAATCATAAAAATTGTATGACCAACCCAAATTTTTCACACCTGTCTGATTCTGAAATACGTGAAACTCTTATGTTGCAAGAACGCTTGCAACTATTACAACAGCAAAAAGATTGCCAAGGTGATTTTTTAGAGTTTGTGAATTACATGTGGCCAGAATTTATTTGTGGTCGCCATCACAAAATATTTGCGCAAAAACTCCAAGAGGTAGCAGAAGGTAAGTGCACTCGGTTAATTATTAATATGCCACCAAGACATACTAAGTCTGAATTTTGTTCTACCTATTTTCCTGCCTGGATTATGGGTAGGCAACCCAAACGTAAGATTATGCAAACTACGCATACCGGCGAACTTGCTGTTAGGTTTGGCCGTAAAGTTAGAAACATGATGGATACGGATGAATACAAACGTATCTTTGAAAATGTAAAACTGCAAGCTGATTCAAAATCAGCTGGACGTTGGGAGACTGACAAAGGTGGTGAATATTTTGCCGCTGGTGTGGGTGGTGCTATAACTGGTCGTGGTGCAGACTTACTAATAATAGATGATCCACACTCTGAACAAGATGCCTTGAGTCCAACCGCTATGGATGCTTGTTGGGAATGGTACACCTCTGGACCTAGGCAGCGTTTACAACCAAAAGGTGCTATTATTTTAGTGATGACTCGTTGGAGTGCGTTAGATTTAACGGCACGTCTATTAGAGGGTCAAAAAGAAGCGACAGCAGATCAGTGGGATATTGTAGAGTTTCCAGCAATTTTTGAAAAATCAGGTAATCCATTATGGCCAGAGTTTTGGGACAAGACAGAGTTAGAAAAAGTAAAAGCTTCCCTGCCAACGCAAAAGTGGAATGCGCAGTGGATGCAAACTCCTACCGCCGAAGAAGGCTCTATTATCAAGCGAGAGTGGTGGCAGCCTTGGAAAAATGAGTCGTTACCGCCAGTTAAATATATTATCCAAAGTTATGATACGGCGTTTTCCAAAAAACAAAATGCTGACTACTCAGCTATATCTACTTGGGGTGTTTTTCAACCTACACCAGATGAACCAGATTCAATTATATTGCTTGATTGCCAACGTGGTCGTTGGGATTTTCCTGAGCTCAAACGGATAGCGTACGAGGAATATAAATACTGGGATCCAGACATGACCATTATTGAGTCTAAGGCTTCTGGTACTCCACTTACTCACGAGTTGCGTAGATTAGGTATACCTGTCGTTAATTACTCACCTACTAGAGGACATGATAAATCTACCAGGATGCACTCCGTTGCTCCTATTTTTGAATCTGGCTTAGTGTGGGCACCAGAGCGTAAGTTTGCAGATGAGATGATTGAGGAGTGTGCAGCGTTCCCTTTTGGTAAAAACGATGATTTATGTGATACTATGACTCAAGCTTTGATGCGTTTTAGAGAAGGAGGGTTAGTCTCATTAAATGATGACTATTTAGAGGACAATAGACCTCCAGTTAAAAGGGTATATTATTAATGGCAATAGAAAGACAAAACAATCAGCCCGAAGTTCAACTTGAAGGAACAGAAGATATGACAGTTGCCTTAGAGGCAATAGAGGAAAGCGGGGAACCAGATTTTGAAATCCAAGAGGATGGCAGTGCTGTTTTAGTAGGTGAAGAGGAGCCTATGCAAACAGGTTTTGACAGTAACCTTGCTGAAGTAATTAGTGAAAGTGAGCTCGGCAGAATAGCTAATTCATTACGTGATGGTATTGAAAAAGACAAAGCATCTCGTGAAGATTGGGAAAAAACTTATACCGACGGCCTAAAATATTTAGGCATGAAGTTTGATCAAGAAAGATCTGAGCCTTTTGAGGGTGCTTCAGGGGTAATACATCCACTTTTAGGTGAAGCAGTCACTAATTTCCAAGCACAAGCCTACAAAGAGCTCTTACCTGCAAACGGCCCAGTAAAAACTCAAGTAGTTGGTGCTTATGATGCTGCTTTAGAGGAGCAGGCACAAAGGGTTTCTGACTTTATGAACTATCAAATTGTTCATGTAATGGAAGAATATGACGAAGAGCTTGATCAAATGTTATTTTATCTACCATTAGCAGGCTCTGCATTTAAAAAAATCTATTATGATGAGTCATTAGGGCGTGCAGTATCTAAATTTATAGCTCCAGAGGACTTAATAGTGCCATATTTCACTACTGACCTAGAATCTTGTCCTAGAATTACAAATGTAGTAAAAATGCCAGAGAATGAAGTGGCAAAAATGCAGGCTTTGGGCTTTTATCGCAAGGTAAAAGTGTCTTATGGTGAAGATACAGCTCAATATAGCCAAGTAGAAGAGGAAATAGATGAATTATCAGGTATCGAACCTGGTTATGATACCGGCGAGGTGTCTGTTTTGTACGAAGTTCACTGTAATTTAGAGATAGATGGTTTTGAAGATGTAGATGCACAAGGTAATATGACCGGTGTAAAGCTGCCATATATTGTCACAATTGATAGCAATAACAACAATATTCTTAGTATCTACCGTAATTACGCTGAAAATGACCCACTACGACAAAAAACTGAATATTTTGTGCATTTCAAGTTTTTACCTGGCTTAGGGTTCTATGGTTTTGGGTTGACGCATATGATAGGTGGTTTATCAAAGGCCTCAACTTCAATTTTAAGACAATTAATTGATGCTGGCACCTTGGCTAACTTACCTGCTGGTTTTAAAACTCGTGGGATTAGAATTAGAGATGAAGATACGCCGATACAGCCAGGTGAGTTTAGAGATGTTGACGCTCCAGGTGGCTCATTACGAGAATCTATCCAACCACTACCATTTAAAGAGCCAAGCAGTACGTTATTAAGTCTGCTAAATATTTTAGTCACTTCTGGTCAAAGATTTGCCTCTATTGCAGAAATAAACGTTGGTCAAGGCAACCCAAATGCACCCGTTGGTACCACACTTGCACTATTAGAGCGTTCTACTAAGGTATTATCAGCAATTCACAAAAGATTACATAACTCTCAACGCAAAGAGTTCCAAATTTTAGCAAATGTGTTCCAAGAATATTTACCACCTGAGTATCCTTACGCTATAGCTGGCGGTAATAATCAAGTTAAACTATCTGATTTTGACGAGAGAGTTGATATATTTCCTGTCTCCAACCCAGATATATTTAGCCAATCGCAAAGAATTGCTATGGCGCAAGAAATGATGCAGTTAGTGCAATCTAATCCAGAAGTGCACGGCCCAACAGGTATCTATGAATCTTATAAACGTATGTATGCGGCTATTGGGGTAGATAATATCGATCAGATATTGACACCACCTCCAAGTGGTGAGCCACAACCAGTCGAGGCGGGGTTTGAGAATAATCAGCTACTGTTAGGTAATGTGGCCAAGGCGTTCCCCAATCAAAACCATGATGCCCATATTGCTACTCACATGTCGCTGCTCAATACTCCGCCCGTTCAAATGAACGCCCAAGTGCAAGCCTTAATTCACTCTCATATTATGGAACATTTACAAATGAAAGCTGATGTATTGGCACAACAGCAAATGCCAGCAGAAGTGCTACAACAGTTTCAACAGTTGCAAGCTCAATCGCAACAAGTGCCACCAGCTCAACAACAACAATTAGCAGTTGAAGCTAACAACATATTGGCACAGTTTTCTGCACCAATTATGTCTGAGCTAATCGCAGAATATACTGCTAAAATATCAGCACCGGAGGATGAAGATCCATTAGTGGCTATTAGAAAACAAGAACTTGCACTAAAAGGTCAGGAGTTAGCACTTGATCAACAACAGTTTGTTGCACAAGAACAACGTAAAGCAGAGGACTCTGCAAGGCGTGCACAGATAGATCGTGAGCGTATTAATGCAAGTGAAGACATAGCAGAAATGCGTGACGATACTGCAAGAGCAAGACTAGATCAACAGAGATTGTTTAAAAATATAGATTTACAAAATAGACAATAGTTGTTGCAAAAAATAATTTAACCCTACATAATTAACAGCATGATTAAACGTACAACAGTAAATCAACAGAAAACACCAAAAGTTTTAACCAATAAAAATGGTTATAGCAATAAAGGTACGGTCCCCTTAAAAAGCAACGCAGGTACTTTCGACACTAATACCACACCAAAACCAGGTATGGGTAAAGGTAAAGCAAGAGGTATGGGCGCAGCAGAATTTGGTGGCAAGTTTTCTGGTGTTTATTAATGTCCGAAGCTTGGCTAAGTAAAAAGTATTTAAAAGAACTAGAACTTAGAAGGGAAGATGTAAAGGACACTTTACTCGCAGGGTGTAAAGACCATGCGCAATATGAATATCTGCGGGGGCGCTACAGCTCTCTGGCCGACGCAGAAAATATATTTAGAGAGCTGCTAGGAAGGGTAATACAAAATGACATCGAAGATACAGGTACCTGAGCACATAGCTAAAGAAATCGAAGCTGAAAAAATTGCAAAACAACAAGACGAATTTCTCCAGGAAGAAAAATCCAATTTTGGTGAAAACCTAGGTGAAGAAGATAATCAAAAAATCCCTTACGTGTCACAAGAAGCACGTGTTCTTGATCCAACATTATTAGACAAATCAATTTTAGAGCGTATGCCACAACCTACGGGTTGGCGTATTTTGATACTTCCTTATGCTGGCAAAGGCGTAACAGAAGGTGGTATTCAATTAGTGCAATCACATGTAGATAGAGAAAGACTAGCTACGGTTGTCGGTTATGTTGTAAAAATGGGCCCTGACTGCTACAGCGACAAATCAAGATTTGATAAGCCTTGGTGTCAGGAAAAACAATGGGTGTTAATAGGTAGGTATGCTGGCGCACGCTTCAAGCTCGGAGATGAATCAGAGTGTAGAATTATTAATGATGATGAGGTGATAGCAACTATACTAGATCCTAATGACATTCTTGCAATTTAAGGATAAATATGGAAGAAGCAACAAAACAAAAAGAAATACAAGAAGAGGTTATTGAAGAAGGCGAGATTGTTGAGCTCGAAGAAGAGGTTAGTGAAAAACCTGAAGAGTTAGCAGCAAGTGATACAGTTGAAGAAGTAGAAACGGAAGAACCTACTGAAACACAAGAACAAGAACTTACAGACTATAGCGATAAAGTTCAGAAACGAATAAATACTTTGACTCGTAAATTACGAGAGGCAGAGCGTGGTCAAGATTATGCTGCTAAGTATGCGCAAGAAATGCAACGGCAAAACCAAGCTTTGCAACAACAAGCGCAAACATTAACACAATCTACATACTCAGAATCACAAAACAGACTTACAGCACAAAAAGCGCAAGCTATAGAAGCTTTAAAACAAGCACATGAAAGCTCTGACTTTGATAAAGTTGCAAAGGCCCAAGAGGTGCTGTCTCAGATAGCTGTGCAAGAAAATAATGTGACGCAAAATTTACAAGCAATTCAAGCACAACAAGAACAAGCTCAAAACCTAGCACAACAGCCACTTCAACCACAGCAGCCAGGTATTCATCCAACTACAGAAGCTTGGATTAGCAACAATAGATGGTTCTTGGAAGATGAAGAAATGTATAACAGTGCTCAAGTTATTGATAGAGAGCTTGTAAGTGAAGGATTTATCGAAGGATCTGATGAATATTTTGCTGAAGTAGATAAAAGAATTAGGGTAAAACATCCTGAAAAATTTGATGACGTAGCGGTGCAACCGAAACCTCAACAAAAAGTAGCTTCGGCTAATAGGTCTGTAGGAAAAGCTGGAAAGAAACAAGTTAAGTTGTCTCCGAGCGAAGTAGCTATGGCAAAAAAATTAAACGTACCTTTGAAAGAGTACGCAAAATATGTTAAAAGGTAATAGATATGACAGAT